AAGACTGACCGCGAAGTCAAAGAGCTGGTCGTCAAGACTGTGCGTGCTGACGCAGACTTTGCAGGTAAGTCTGACGACTACGTCAATGCTTCGTTTGACCTTGCGGTCAGCATGAAGAAAGACGACGCAATGGCAGCGCAGCGTCAAGCCGGTGCCCCGCGTAATGACGGCAAGGACGACAAGTCCGAAGCCGGCAGCTACAAGGGCTTCATGTCTCAACTCGGTAAGAAGGAGCAGAAATAATGCAAACCACGATCAGCCAATACGGCGCACCCGCCTTCAAGGGTATGCTGGACGGAATTGGCCCCCGTAACGTCCGCAGCTATGCGGCTGAAGAAATCATCCCCATCGCCTATCCGGTGAAGCTGGGCACTGACGCCGAAAAGGAAGTCAAGAAGGCTACCGCTGGCGCTGGTGCAATTGGTTTCGCGCTGCACGACTACGCACGCGAACAGACCTCCGCCGGTGTGGTGCAGTACGCAGCCACCGAAACCGTCAGCGTCCTGACTCAGGGTCGCATGTGGGTTCCGACCTCTGACGCTGTGGTTGCTGGTGCTACCGCCAACCTGACCGTCGCGGACGGCACCCTCACTGATGCTGCTGTTGCATCGGGCATCGAAGCCTTCACGCAAATCAGCGTGAAGTTCCTCACCGCTACGACCGGCGCTGGTCTGGCACTCGTGGAGATCAAGTAACCATGAAAAAAGATCAAATGAACTATGACGCCGCCGATCTGCGGGTGATTGAGAACTCGGGTCGCTTCGATGCGAACGAGTCCATCTTCTTCGCCCGCCAGTTGGAGTTCGTCAAGTCCCAGACGTACGACATCAAGCGTGTCGCGTTGAACGCTCTGACGCTGATGCCGGTCTCCACCGCCATCCCCGAAGGTGCAACGACTCACACCTACCGCCAGTTCGACACCGTCGGCATGGCCAAAGTGATTGCCAACTACGCCAACGACCTGCCCCGCGCGGATGTGACTGGTAAGGAATTCACCAGCCCCATCCGTTCGATCGGTAACGCCTACGGCTACAACGTCCAGGAAATCCGCTCGGCCATGTTTGCCGGTGTGAATCTGAACGGCAAGAAGGCAATGGCTGCAACTCGTGCCCACCAGGAAAAGATCAACGTCCTGGCGTTCAACGGTGACGCTGACCACGGTCTGCCGGGCCTGCTGACGAACAGCAACGTGCCTGAAGTCACGCTGGCTGCTGACGGCACCGGCTCGTCGAAGACCTTCGCCAGCAAGACTGCTGACAAGATCGTTCGTGACGTCAATTCGCTGATCAACAAGGTGATCACTCAATCCAAGGGTATTCACCGCGTCAATCAGGTGTGGTTGCCGATCGAGCAGTACGCCCTGATCGCTACCACGCAGAACAGCGCAGCCAGCGACACGACCATCCTGGAGTTCTTGCAGAAGAACCATCCGGGCGTCGAGTTCAAGCAGGTTGTCGAAATGGACGGCGCTGGTGCAGGCGGTGCGGACCGCATGTACGCCATGGAAAACTCCATGGAAAACTGGCAGCTTGAGATTCCGATGATGATCAAGCAGTACAGCCCGCAGCAGAAGGGCCTGGAGTTCGAAGTGCCGGTCGAGAGCCGCTTCGCTGGTGTGATCATTGAGTATCCGCTGGCCTTTGCGTTCGCAGACGGCATCTAAGTAAAATGGGCGGGGCTGGTGCAAACCAGTTCCGTCCATTAACTTCAGGAGAATGAAATGAAAGTCAAGAACGTATCCGCACGCCTGCATCATGTGGGCAATGTTTCCATCGCTCCCGGCGAGGAAAAGGACATCCCGAAGGGCTTCGAGACCGCCATCAACAAGGACGAGCTCGTCGAAGTGAAAGCCGCTGCACCTGCTCCGGCTGCGAAACCCGCTGCACCGAAGCCTGGCGCTCCGGCTGCTCCTGCACCTGCACCGGCTGCTGAGTAATGACCGAGCTCGAGTATTTCCGGCTTCTGGCGCCAGAGTTTGCCAGCGTCTCAGACGCAACGGCGAATCAATGGTTGTCAGTTGCTGGAAACCTCACCGAAACTGGTTGCCTGGATACCGAGCGGGCAGCGATGGCGCGGGCGCTGTACGCGGCGCACATGCTGTCTCTTACCACACGCTCGGGCCAAGGTGGCGCCGCGGCCCTGGGGCCCGTTACCAGCGAGAAAGAAGGGGATCTGCAACGTAGCTATGGCAGCGTGAAGGGTGGCGACACCTACATGGGCCAGACTCCCTACGGTCAGCAGTACCTCGACATCACGCGGGCGTGCTTTGGTGCAACAATTATGACTCGAGTGTGACATGGCGAACGTCAAGGATATTGACCGTGGCTGGAACAACATCGTCCGGGAGCTCGAACGAGCCAAGCGTCTTGAGGTTGCAGTCGGTATTCTTGAAGGTTCCCAGAATGAAGGCACCAGCATTGCTGAATATGCCTCATATAACGAATTCGGAACGGACGACGTCCCGTCCCGTCCGTTCATGGCGATATCCTTCGATGAAAACGTTGCGAAGATCGACGCAGACTTCCAGCGTCAGTCCAAGCAGATGGTGGCGGGACGCAAGACTGCAACCGCTGCATTGACTGTGATTGGGCAGAAGCACGCTGGGCGCATCCAGAACACCATTACGGGGCGGAACATTCTGCCTCGACTTGCTGAGAGCACTGTGCAAGCAAAGAAGGGTTCTACGAAGACGCTGGTTGATACTGGTGCAATGGCGAACGCTGTGCAGATTAGTATTCGCGGGAGACGAGCATGAGCAGCTTCCGCAAGTCAAAGACCCTGCTGCGCGAATCCGCCGGCACTTACACGAACGGCAACTGGACGCCCGGCGCACGCAGCAACACGACGACCATGGCGTCGGCGCAACCTGTGGTCATGGGACAAGACTTGCAAGCCCTTCCCGAGGGACGTCACCTGTCCGACGTTGTGAAGTTCTACACGACTGACCGCCTTCAGGTAACTGCGGACGGGGAAGGTGTGCAGCCCGACATCGTTGTGCATGAAGGCTACGGCTACGAACTCACGAGCATCTTTGCGAACCAGTCCGGAGTGATCAATCACTTCAAATACATTGGCGTGAAGGTGTTCAGATTTACATCGACGGCCGATTGGTTGTCGGGTGCATTGAAGAGGCCGTGATGGCAATCAAGGACACGCTTTACACGCTGGTGAAGGCCCTTGTGGGCGCTGAGACGTTGATCTTCGCGGACCAGAATGCGCCGCGCCCACCCCTGCCTTATTGGACGCTCCGCCTGTCTGCACAGCGCAAGATCGGTGAAGACGCTTATGGTCAGGGCGTGGATGTAAATGGTGACCAGCTTGTCAGCGGTGTGCGCGAGATCACGGTGCAAGTGCAGCGGGTCGGCGAGAACTCAGACGCGCTGTGCGCCGACCTCCGCGACAACCTTTCCAAGACGACTGTCCTGGAAGAATGGCAGCGTCAAAAGATTGCTCTGTATGATCTGGGCGATGTGCTCAACGTACCCTACAAGCTAGACAATTCGCAACTGGAACCCCGCGCCAGTGTGGATCTTTTCGTTCGCTTTGGCACGGAGCTTCTTGACCGTGTTGGCGCGATCGAAACGGTGAATGTCTCCGCCGGCTTTGTTACCAATCAAACTCTAGGGTTTGATGAAGCGAATCCGGATCTGGCGGAAACCGTCACGGTTGTGTTATAGTGGGCCTGATTTGATATAAGGAGTTTTCAATGGCGACCCTTGACGATATTGTTTCAGTACAAATCGCGCTCCAGACGACTGGTGTTGTGCGAGGCGACTTCGGTACTCCGATGATCGTCGCTCCGCTAATGACCTTCCCTGAGCGCGTTCGTGTCTATACCAGCTATGCAGCAGCCGCTGAAGATGATCTGCCTCCCGCCCTTCTTACTGCGCTGTCCGATTGCTTCGGTCAGATCCCGCGTCCGCGTCAGGTGAAGGTAGGACGTCGTGCGGTGCTGAAGGCAGTGATTGAAGTTGCTGACCTGATTGCGCTGGGCACCTACAGCTTCAAGGTTAATTCCGAGACGTACAGCTACACGGCAGACGGTACGCCTACCAAGGCTGAGATCGCTACCGGGCTGGCGCTTGCTGTAACCAGCGACACCGACGAGGTGATTACGGCCACAGCAGTGGGCGACACCGTGGAAATCGCGTGGATCAGCACCGTGGGCTCCGTTGAGCTGCTGACGAACCTGCAATGGGGCACCATTAGCCCGCTGGCTGCATCGAGTGCAGTTGCGGACGACCTGGATGCAATCCTGGACGAGGACAATCGCTGGTATGGCTTGGTGATGGTTGAGCGCGTGAAACAGACGCAGCTTGACGCCGCTGCCTGGACCGAAGCGAATGACAAGCTCTTCATCACTGCTACCAATGAAGCTGACGTTCTTAACCCGTCCGTCACGACTGACTTGGTCAGTACCCTGAAGAATACCCGTTATTATCGCACGGCAGTTCTGTTCCATACGAACGCAGCTACCGAGTACCCTGACGCAGCCTGGGCCGGTCGTGTATTTACGATCAAGCCGGGCGGTGAAACTTGGGCACTGAAGCAACTGGCAAGCGTGACCCCGTCGCCCCTGACCAGCACGCAGAAGCAAACTGTGGTCAATAAGGGTGGCAACACGTTCGAGTTCTACCAAGAGCAGATTGCTTTAACGAACCCCGGCAAGGTCGCAGCAGGCGAATGGATTGACGTGATTCGCTTCCGCGACTGGTTGAAGGACACCATCCAGGTCAATATGACGCAGATGATGATCAACCGCGATAAAGTGCCTTACACCGACGCAGGCATCCAGCTGTGTGTCAATAACTTGCGGAAGTCGTTGCAGGAAGGCCAGAACGTGGGCGGTATTGCACCCGACGAACTGGACGCCAGCGACAACACGGTCCCAGGCTTCGTTATCACTTACCCGCGTTCTGTGGAACTAGCTCCGAGCATTAAAGCGTCTCGCGTCCTGTCGCTCGGCTTCACGGCCCGCCTTGCTGGTGCGATCCACGTTGTGGAAATCACCGGCGCCCTGGCATACGAACTCTAAGGAGAGAATGATGAGTGCTACTTTGACAGGTTCTTACGATCCCGCACAGGTCATCTGCACCGTCGGCGGAGTCATTCTGTCGGGCTTCAGCGATGGTGACTCCATTATCGCTCGACGCGCCGAAGATATGTACTTCACCCGCGTGGGCACTGACGGCGGGGTGGCTCGCGCTCGCAACGCCAACAAGATGGGCGAGTTCGAGTTCAAGCTCTTGCAGACCAGCCCTGCGAATGACCTGCTGTCAGCCTTGCTTGCAACGGACGACCTCACCAACGACGGGCTGATCGTTATCCCGATCGGTGTGGTGGATGGTTCCGGGCGCTCGCTCGCTGCCGCGACGCAGTGCTGGATCAAGACCGTACCCGAAGCCACCTTCGGCAAGGAAGTCTCCGAGCGTGTGTGGGTCTTCAGTGCAGCTGACTTGAAGATCTTCCACGGTGGCGGCAACTAAGTTGAGGGAAGTGAAACGGGGCCCACAAGGCCCCGTTTTGCTATACTCCGACTCATTGACCACACTCGAGGGATTATCATGCAGCAAGAAACCTTTATCGTAGGCACGCGGGAATTCACCTGTGTGCGTATGAACGCCTTCGCAGCCAACAAGCTGCTCATGAGGCTCCAGAAGATTGCGGTTCCTGTGATCGGTTCGCTGGTCGGCGCTGGTAAGGGCCTGGGCGACATCGACGTCAAGGAAGCTGCACAAGTCATCGCGGGCAACTTGGACGAGTCCATCATGGACAATATCGTTCTCCCGTTGTTTGCCGAGTCTCGCGTGTATTGCGTGGAGACCAAGAAGTTCATCAAGAGCGGCACTGATATCGACCAGTGCTTCACGACCGAAAACTTGTTCGACCTGTACGAACTGATCTTTGAAATAGCGAGGTATCAGTTCGGCCCTTTTTTCGCGTCACTGGTCGATCGCTTTGGCGCTCTGACCGAAGGGAAGAAAACGGAAGCGTTCCAGGCAAGCTAGACGACGAGCTGTCTGCGGAGCTCTGGATCTGGCGCCCCATTCTTGCGGGGAAGGTGACGCTCAAGGAAGTGAAAGATGGTGTTGCTACGGTGGAGGACTTGCAGGCGCTGAACGCGCTGCTTGATATGCAGTCCGACATCGAAGCGGCCCAATACGAAGCAGCAAAGGCACAGAGGTGACGAATTGATTGTACGCGAACTCATTACCCGACTCGGCTTCTCGTTGAACCGTACTCAGCTCGACAACGCTGAGAAAGGTGTTCAGCGGGTAAAAGACCGGGCTGAGGAAGCCGCCACCGCCTTTCGGAATATGGCTGCTGCTGTGGCCAGCTTTGCTACCGTCAAGGCAGTGATCAACATTGCGGACGAGATGCAGAACGTCCGCACGCGAATCGGTCAGCTGCCGCAGACACTTGGTGACGCTGGTTCCGCCTTCGACGAGGTTGCAAAGCGTGCAAGCGCCTCGGGCGTCTCAATTGATGCTTACGCTTCGCTCTATACGAAGGTCGGCAACGCAGCCAAAGACTACATCACGACTCAGGAAGACCTGCTGGGCATTACTGACACGATCTCGCAGGCGCTTGTCGTGGGCGGCGCAAGTGCGCAGGAAGCGTCCGCAGTGATGACACAGTTCTCGCAAGCTCTGGCGTCAGGCGTTCTGCAAGGTGACGAATTCCGTTCCATGGCGGAAGCTGCGCCTCAGTACCTTGACAAGCTCGCGGAGACGATGAACATCCCTCGCGAGCAGCTCAAGAAGATGGCGTCAGACGGTAAGCTCACCGCGAAAGCTGTGATTGACGCCACCCGTCAGATGTCGGATTACTTTGGCGACAAATTCAAGCAGATGCCCATGACCGTTGGGCGTGCCATGACAGTTGTAGGCAACCGCTTTGCCACCATGCTGGATCGCATGAACCGCGAGTCAAACTTTGTGACCACAATCGCGAACGCAATTCTTGCAGCGTTCGACAAGATTGAAACGGGTATTGATACACTTGTTGAAGCGTTTGGCGGGTGGAACAACATGCTCCGTTTCATTGGTATTGCGATCGGTGTCGCGTTTGGTGCCAAAGCACTCAGCATCCTTGCGGCCTTTCGTGCGGCCAGCTTGCTTGCGATGCTACCTTTCATCACGATCATTGCCATAATCACCGCCGTTGCATTGGTGCTGGAAGACTTGTACGTCTGGATTCAGGGCGGCGATTCCCTCATTGGCGGACTGATTGGGCCTTGGGAAGAATGGCGACCTTACGTGATGGGCGCGGTGGAGGCAGTTGCAGCCGTCTTCCGTTGGTTGGGAGAGCTCATCGCAGCAGTGGGCGCCACGATCGTTGGTGCATTCACGCTTGACTGGAATCTGTTCAAGACGGGGCTCGAGGGAATCGGGGCGTTGCTGTGGCAAGTTGTCGGGCAATGGGGTATCTGGATCAGAGATGCGTTCGTTGCAGCTTTTACCGCTGTGACGTCATACGTGACCGAAGTCTTTAGCTCGTGGGGCACCATGATTTACAACGCTATCTTCGCACCGATCGTGAATGCAGTAAATGACGCCTGGAACAGCGTGAAGAGCTTTGCCTCCGGTGCATGGGAGGGAGCCAAGCGCTTTGTTGGCCTAGGTAGCGACGCAGGGGCCGGCACAAGCGGCGGCGCAACCCTTGCCAATACCGTTGCACCGGCGCAGCTTGCGCCAGCGGCTATGGGGGCAGGGCGCCCGAATGTGCAATCCAACACCAATGTCACAGTCACCGTTCCGCCCGGAAC